TAATGTTGGAACAGAAGTATAACCAGCACCACCATCCGCAATATCAATTCTGTTGATAATACCAAAGGTTTCTAAAGCAGCAGTAGCATCTGGTTGTGTTGATCCAGTACCGAATGTTACAACAGGATTAGTTGTATAAAGATTACCTGTGGCAGTTAATGTAATTGCCTTAACAGCACCATTATTTGTATCTAACGCAACAGTAGCGGTTGATACAACAGCAGGATCAGTATCCACATCAATGTTTGTGGCACCTCCAACATATCCTGTACCAGCATTCTGTAATGTTACAGTAGCTACACCATCAGATGATAGTAATAAGTTAGTATCAGACTGTAGACCATAAGCATTGAATCCACCCCTCTTCTGAACAGGACCGAGGTAGACATCAATAGAACCGATTTGATCAGAGTTGAAACTACCGATCTTATACTGGTCAAAATATGCGTTCTCTGCGAAAACAACCTCACCGTTAAAGGTAGTATCTTGGTTGCCAGCAGGGTCAATTAATAAGTCACCACTTGTAGTGGAAATTGTGTTACCAGCGAGACGAATGTTACCAGTCTCAATATATGCTGGATAAATGTTTGTTGTACCAGTGTTGTCTGATAGACCTATACTGGTTGCTTGCTGTGAAGATGATGTAGACTGGAAGTTAACGTTACCAGTTTCTTGGTCAACTAAGAATACTTCACCTACTCTAAAGTCACCCTTTTGGTCTGTTGATGAATAGAATACTCTACCACCATTAAGTTCGACAGCCTCATTAGCTTGTTGTGCTAACGAACCGTCGTTCGTCATGTCCTTTCCAGCACCCACATACATGAAGTTGTGAGCAGTAAGATTTAACTTACAACCATTACCATCAGCAACAGCACCTTTAAGACCATATATGTTTGATGAAGCAAGTGCTTTAAACTCACAACCAAACTCACTATAGTCTACAAGTGAGATGCCAGTAGCAGAGTCACCACCGTCAGAACGAATATCCTTGATATATCCAGCATCAGTAAAGGTACTAGATCCATCGTCACCGTTAAAGTGAAGTAGTAATGATGTGTATATGTCTGTTCCGTACTCTGATGAAGGAGCACTGAAGTTACCAGTAAATCTTGCTGTACCTTGAGATATCCTTACTTCATCAAGATGACCAGTCCAGAAACTAGATCCAGTTCCAGTAGCAGAACCTATATTACATGTCTTTGTGCTTCCGTAATTATTACTGTCTGTGTAGCTAGAACCTACTTGAGTTCCATTTAAAAATAGTTTTGTAACTCCATTGTAACGAGCAACAGCAACATGAGCCCATGTATCTACTGTTAAAGTACCACCACTTGCTACTGAAGAAGCAGCAACTCCATAATGGAGTGTAGTACCATTCCGATATAAATGAGGAGCAGTGTCTGATGTAGCACCAGTACGAAGGTCAACAATAGTATTGACACCAGAAATGCTAGTTGGATATATCCATGATTCTATACAGAAGTTAGCAGTACCAAACCCAAAGTCATCCTGAGTATCGATACCAATAAAGTCACCAGTACCGTCAAGTTGTAATGAACCACTACCAAACTTCTTGATAGTTGTATCAATAGCAGAGTCAGCATTAGGTGTACAAGTCTTACCTGTCTCTAATACTGTAGTAAATTGTCCTTCACCTTTACCTGTTAGGAAGATATATGTTCCATCGTTAGATGAGATATTACCATATCCATCTGCTTTCTTGTATGTTACATCACCACTTGTGTTACCAGAAGTGAGAGCAAAAGTAAAAGTATCAGCAGTAGGAGCAGATGCTACCTGATAGAAACCATCAGTAGCAGTGCCTGTAGTAAAGTCAGCATGTATACGATCATTAGTAACTAGACCATGAGCAGTACGTGTGACAGTTACAACGTTACCTGATAGAGCATATGTACCAGATTTGAATGCGTTCTCTAACTGGTATATCTTTTCACCAGCAGCAAACGTACCAGAAGTACCAGATAGTTTTAATCTAGCAGTACCTGAACCATGCTTACCAGTAGCACCCTGAACACCCTTAATACCTTCGTTAGCAAAGTATATAAAGGAGTTCTGCCACTCACAACGAATACCATTGGTTAATAATACACCAACAGAATTGGGTACAAAGAAGGTTACTTCGTTGAATAAGACAGCAGTTTCTAATGAACTTGCGTTAGCAATAGAACCATCTAATTTGGCACCACGTCCAGCATCACCTGCATCATATCCATAGGGGTCAGATGCTGAAGTAGTTGTTCCTTTGTTGAGTACAGTGACTCTGTTTATATAAGCACTTCTTGTTGAGTTCCAGCTATTAGCACAGACAAACGCATATCCAGTATCGTTGCCTGAATTATAAACTATATCCTTTATCGTTAAATCACTTACAATCGTGTCACCAGCCAATACAAATCCATTAAGATCGTTGGTGGCACCTGTAGGGTATATTTCTGTTGCTCTTAAACCAGCACCCTTAACTGTTACTCCGTCGGGTACGGCTAGAGGAAATGTTTCTTGAAATTGTCCAGACGCTATATTGATTATATCTCCAGAAGTTGCTAAAGATAAAGCCTTACCAACAGTAAGGAATGGAGTCGATTGACTCTTACCTCTAGGTGAACCTCCACTTAAATTTGTAGTGTCAGATCCTGATTTAGCAACAAACCAAGTATTATTTGGACCATTTGTTATATCGGCAGCAAACATTGAGGCGGTAACCTCAGCTGTGTTTGGCACAGCATTTGCTATCTCCTCTATTGATCCGTTGTTGTTAACGAAAAGCTTCTTATCAACTATATTAAGGGCAACTTCCTTATCGACTAAATCAGAAGTCGTCGGAGTCGCGCTTGCTGTCGTTGAGCTTTTGAGTTTGATCCTCGTTGCCATTTATAGCATTCTCTGATGATTTTTCTTGGTTAATAGTATTTAACTGATTTACCTGATTGGTTAAATCAATCACTTTCGCTTCAAGCATTGTGTTAGCGATAGTCAACTCAGAAACTTTACGTTGTAATGTAGAAATAATTACGTTTACATCCATAATTTAAAAAGAGCGTTAGAACGTTCCCCCATCCAGAGTGTTTGTCCATACTGGGACACCAGCAGCAGTAACGGTTAGTACTTGATAAGAAGTAGTAGCGTCATCTCCAGTACCAGGTGATGCCATATTAGCAGCAGCAGTTACTTTGAGAGGGTTAGTACTATCTCCATATGTGATACCATATTGGGTAAAGGTAGAAGCACCTGTACCACCATATTGAACAGCGAGGTCTGTATCAAGTTCTAGATCACCTAGAACTACAGTACCACGATTACCCGTTACACCGAATACAGTGTTTGTGTCGGTAGCATTCTCAATGAAGGTCCAAGCACCGTTTCCATCAGCACCGCCTGTGCGGTCATATCCGAAGAAACCGAACTTGTTAGAAGACCCATCATTATAATGTACCTTCACACCTCTATCTAGGCCATCACTAGCATCGCGTGATGCGACGATTGATCCACCAGAATCAATATTTGAGTTAATGGCTTGGTCTAAAGTAATTTGCTTAAGACCAACATTGATAGATGCGATGCTCGTAGATCCTTGGATACCAGTACCAGTGATATCGTCTCCTACGTTTAATCCAACAACTCTGTCAACAGTAAGAACTGTGGCACCAGAGGTGGCAGCGGCGGTCAATGATAATGCTGTAGTAGGATCACCCAATTCGATGGTGGGATCATTAACAGACATTGAAGCAGAGTTCACTGTCGTTGTTGTACCATCAATTTGTAGATCACCTTTAATAATAACCAATCCTTCTGAATCATTTCCAGCAGGATATGGGTCAATGATCATCTCAGTACCAGAAGTGGTAGAAATGACATTACCATCCATCTTCAACGAGTCAATTGTGAATTCACCCGTCTGATTGATTGTAGCATTAATGGATGTAGTACCATTAAATGTTACTCCGTTTTCAAAAGTAGTTGTTGAGTTAACTGATAAGGTATCACCAGCGGCGGTACCTATAGTTGCGTCATCATCTACGTTCAAATCTTTGATCCAAGCCTTAGCATTAACACCAAGTCCACCTGCGATAGTTACAGCAGCAGTGGTAGTGTTAGAGGCAGTAGTAGTGTCAGCAAATTTGACCTGAACACCTGAATCGAATTCTTGATCAGCACCAGCCCAACGTAGTTTGTCTAGTGTTGTTTCGTCGTAATAAACACGTGCGTCATTACCAGATCCAAACTTCAGGGGAATGTCGTCT